AATATTAACTGAACCTCTTTTACATTGCTGTCTCCAAAGTCAAAAGTAATATCAACAGTATTGTTTACATTGACCATGGACTTGTTACTTCCTGTCCCATAGTCATATGAGAATAATTTAGGGAAGAATGCAACGTCAGAGAAAGGCGATAATGCACTATACTCATTGTCAAGGTACTTGTACCTATAAGCAAATCGTATAAATCTCTCGCTGATATTGTTTACGTCAGTGCCATCATTGCTCATTACAATTGTAGGCGCATTCAATGGAGGAGCTAATATCACAGAAATGTCTTTGTCTGTAAACCCATCTAAGGCATATGTTCTTGTTACATTTATTTTTCTTGGTGGGTTTAATCCATCTGTCCAATACAATAAATTATCAACCAAGTTAACGCCAGTAATTAAATTACTAGTGCTAAACTTCAAGTATTCAACCGGAGCTCTACCAACGCTTTCTATTAACAATATATATGTCTCTCCTGTTCCGTTTGTATTCTCATGGTATTTCACAACCATATTAAATATGCCCTTCACAAAATAGTATATATTATTGTTTGCTAGATCAACATACGAACCAATGGTTGTATATGTTCCCGGCAACGTGATACCCATAGCCAATGCAGCGGCTCTCAATCCAGACGCTTTGGTGTTACCCATTACGTTCTGTACGGAACCAACATTTGTTGCGTCAGATGTACCTACACGTATATTTCTGGCATCTCTATATTGGCCATTAGGTATAAGCCTCTCATCGAGGTCTTTGTTCATTATGCCAGCGGCAAAGTTTCTTTTTAATTCCATAGTTATTTAATCCACTTATCTCTACCACGAAGAACCATTAATAATCTTCCTGGCTTAAGGTTACTCAATCTAATTTTAGCATTTCTTAGCATCGCTGACTTCTCTTCTCTTGCGCGCCTTACAATGTACTCCTGAACACCAATTCTGTTGTTTAGAATGCACCATTTAATGTAAGAGTAGATAAACTCTTCAGCAAACTTGTGAACCTTTAATTGTGATGGATCTGTGCTCTCAAGACCATCAGAGATATACTCAAGCACAATCAATCTGCCTGATACAGCTGAAGAGAAGTTAATCACACCAGATGCTTTGTCAATTACAAACTTAGGGTTGACATTTGCTTCACTTGTCTCCATACCAAAGCGTCCGCCAATTCCATATCTAAAATACCAGTAGCCATCATAGAACCAACCCTCTCTTCCATAGTACCATCCATCAATGTAAGCAATTTCCATTGCTGTGTTCTTGATGCGTGAGATATCTAATTCAGATTGACCAGTAAGAATGTTACCGTCTTGGTCATAGATAAAATCATCTTTGCTGTCTTGCAAGTATGCGCTGGCATAATTAACAGTTGTGTTTTCTGTTAACTTGAACAACACACCATTCGCTTCTAAAGAAATTCTAATATAGTCAACATAGTCAGGAGGCAAGATGAACTTCAAATCATCCTTTACCTTCATCTCAAGAACCTTCTTGTTTCTTAATGCGTCATAGTTTAGCTCCTGCAATGCTCTCTTTGCATGGAACAACACATTATAACGCGTTGCATTGTCAATCAATTTGTCAGGCCCAACATACATAAGCATGAAGTTGTTGACAATATCAGCCAATGTTGTATTCTGCCCTTCACCCCAAAGGTTTGAGTCATTGTAATATTCTTGGTTTGTTGACATTATTGTTGTTGTTGATTATTTTGTTCCTCCGCAGTTGCTACAGCAACAATCTCATTCTCTCTAATAGTAACTCCAGCAAACTTCAATATCTTTATAATCAAGTCGTTCTGAAATATATCAGGCACTTCAAAGTCTTTATAATCTGGAGCCGCTTGGTCAAACAATGGCGCTTGCGTTGCTGGATCTGTGTAATAAGTCCACTTCGGATCTAATGGGTATCTATTGTAAACAATTGACACGTTAGTCTGAATCGTTGATGGATAGATAGTTATAGTTGTGCCAGCTTGTGAGTATGCCGGATAGTATGTCGTTGGAGCTGTGTGGTTAGAAAACAAAAAGTAAGGCAATTTGTTTTTCTCAATTCTTTCAACATCCTTAAAGCTATACAATACATTTGTTACGCTATATACATCTGTAGGCAAATTGTATATGCCGGCAGAATATGTTAATGCAGCGCTGGTAGAAAACTTATCAATACTCTCAGACAAAAATTTGGCAATGTCCGAGCTGCCACTATACGATACCCCTGTATTCCTCTTAACAAGCCACTTATTGTATTGATAGAACATATCTTCAAATACTTCTAATTGTGCTTGTCTGGCAAATGCATTAAACTCATCAGGAGTAAGATATCCATTGTTATCCTTGTTAAGGAAGAACATTACGGTATTTCTTACGTTATTTATCATTGTATCGCAAAGATAATAAAAAAATAGCAGGGACTTGCCCTGCTACTTTAATGAATGAAAGAAAGAAAAAATTAAGCTAATGCTACAGCAGAAATAGCTATACCACTTGGCAATGTTGGTGCAATAAATTGCAAAGGTGCAGCGTTTGGCTTTTGTACAGCGATAATTGCATCAATGATTGATTGTACTGTTGCAAAAGTTGTATCACTTGTGTGAGTGATTGTAAGAAGGTCAGAAGCAGTACTACCCGCAGTATACGCAATCGTAACAGTTGTGTTAGAAGCTTTAGAAACTAAGCCAATGCCGTCAGTTCCGATCAATACCGTTCCGGTAGTTGATGCCTCGATTTTTAAAAATTTGTTCATAATTGTATGCAAATATAATAATTATTCTTGACTAATCCTGTTAAGGCTCTCTTCTACTTCAATGCCTTCTTGGGTTTTGAAATATGCTGCCATCGCGTTGATTGGTTCTTCCCCTAAAGGAACGCTCATCATTTTACGCTTATTGTCTTTAAGGTTAAAGAAGATGTCTCTTTGTGCATTTCTAAACTGCAAATAACCCATCTCAATATACTTAGCTGCTTTGTTGCGTAATTGTAAGTCAGAGTCGTCAATCATCTCTAAGAATTCTTCTGGATTGTTTTTAGCATATACCATAATATCTCTTCTGATTTCTTGCGATGTCATGTTTTCTACACGAGAACCAATCATCACACGCAATACTGCCATTGCTGTATCAATGCTAATTTCTCTTGCTGCAATTTGCGCATCAAGCTCAAAATTTAAATACTCAAGATTTTCAGTAGCTTCTTTTTCTGGATCAAACTCTTCAAAAATATCTCCTTTTGATGGATGTAAATCTAAAAACTTTTGTAATACAGGATTGTTCTTTTGAACAACCAATGCGCCATCTTCAAATACAATTGGCTCTAAGATGTAGTTGCCATCCTGTTCATCCTCAAAAGGAGACTTCTGATTTCTGGCATATCTTAACGCTCTATTGGTATTTGTTTCCTCATCGAAGTGTAATAAAGGAAAACGTTTGGTGTTGCGAGAAGGCAACATGAATGATAATGGAGGTGATCCGTCCTTCAGAACGTACACTCTGTCTTTGATTTCTGGTTTTTTCATTTGATTAAAATTTTACATTGCAAATATAAACAAAAAAAAGTGGGGCTATTAACCCCACTTAATTTATTGATTGCTAATTACTTATTAGTTACGGAATAAGAAGAAGTTGTTAGCTCCCAAGGTGCACAATGCACGCTCAGACAAGAAATGAACTTGCATAGCATCCAAGTCACTAGTAGTTGCACCACCGGCAGAACCAGTAATCCAAGTTTTGTAACGACGATCTTCAGTTTCGCTAGCTCTATAACGAACGTGCAAGAATGGACGTTTAGCGTTCTTACCTAACACTTGATCATAAACGCTAGTAGAACCTGCTGGTACTAATACACCGTTTACAACACCACCATTAATACCACCACGTAAAGTAGCGTCATTAAGATATTTCCAGTCAGTTTTGTAGAACTCATAGCTACCACGTTTGAAGCCTTTGAAGCCCAAAGTTAATGCCATATTCTCGTCATTGTCAAACAAACCAAAGCTTGTTCCACCTGCACCGTAGCTGTTTTGAGCAGCCAACATATCATCAATATCCAAAGAGAATTGACGATTGATAAACAATGCGTTTTCTTGGATAGCTCCTTGTTTGTCAAGACGTTGCAAGATAGCATCGAAGTCAGCTAATGCAGTTGGGTTTCCACCGCCCCATACGTTACCACGGCTATTAACAACGTAGAACAAACCTTCAGAACCCTTGTTTCCAACGTCACCAGTAACTGCGATAGCTCCAGAAGAAGCTTCAGCAGGAACTGCTTCAACCATAGACATCTCTAAGTAGTCATCAAAACGTAAACGAGTTTCGTGCTCTGATTTCAAATACCACAAGTAACCTGTAGCACCGTTCTCAGTAGTAACTTCTACCCATCCGATTTGAGCCATGTCAGAACCAGAAACTTCATATTTGTCTTTGATAATGATTGGGCTGTTAGAGAAGATATCATCTTGCCCTTCCAAAGAACCAGTCATACCATTAGAACCTTTTTTGAATTCAGAACCGTAAACAAATGCACTAGATGCAGTTGATACAGGGATAGCTTGTCCAGCAGCAGCATAATATGCTACAGTGAAAGTCAATCCACTTACAGCAGTGATGATTGCTTTGTCACTTGCTGTTCCACCTGCGTTACGAGATAAGAAAACAGTTTGACCTACTCTGAAGTTACAAGCAGTAATACCTGAATCTGCAACAGTCCAAGTAGCAGTAGCGGAACCAGCAGCAGCACCAGAAGTACAACTAGAGTACTTTGTATGCAAACGACCTTGTTCAGCCCATTTGATTAAGTCGGAGTTACTTGGCATCTCCGCACCGACCATGCGTAAGAAAGATGCAATTGAACGATTACCATATCTTTCAAATTCTTTTTCGTAAGTATCAGGAAGATACTGGTTCAAGAAGTTGAAGTTGGTAATGTAGTTAGTAGGCAATGTTGCCTTTACTGACGAGGGGGTTAATGCGAAACCCGGACTCGATAATACTGAACCAGCCATGTTTTTTTATTTTTGTTTTTATCTTTTGTTGCTTTTTATAACTAATCTGTTGCCGTGGTCGTTGTCAAGAGAAGTTACCTTAAATCCACCTTTGCCCATATTTTCTGGTACGGATCTTACACCTCCCATATCTATGTTCTTTGATTCCTTTGCGATTGTCTCTACTGCCTCAGATTTTCCCTGATCGTAGAAATATTTTGCAAAACCCTCCGGATTTCTGGCAACTGCTATCGCCCTATGATACGCAGCCGGATCTTTCATAAAACCGTTGTCATCTAAGAATGTCTTGATAAACTCGGTCAAATTAGATTGATCCTTCTTAATCGCTTCTGTCTCGCCTGGTTTGTAAACAAATTCATTATCTCCAACTTTAAATCCAAAACCTTTGAATTCATTAGAGAATAACTCGTCAGTTTTCTTGGCGAAATATTCAGCTCTTTCTCTCTGCGCCTGTTCAACTTCTTTGGCACTCTGGGCATATTGCTTAAAAGCGTTGTACTGCTCTTTTTCTTCATCTGGAATCCCAGCACCTCTTGACTCAAGAGGAACTTTGTATTGGTCCTTCAGTTTGTTAAAGTAGTCCTTCGCTTTTGTAAGCTCTTGTTTGTGTGCTATTCGTTTCTTCTTAATATCCCTTTCATCGTCCATGTCTTCATCGTATTGAAATTTATTCTCAATTTCAAATGAGACTTCATCATCGTCAAGGTCAGGGTTATTTTGCTTGTAATAATCGAATAGCAACTTATTTGGGTCTTCGTTATCAACGTCTCTGTTTATTTTTAAAAAATCGTTA